ACTCTGATAGTAACGATCAAACCTGTCTGAGATAAGAATGTCATTTTGTTTGTCAAGCTCTTTGTTGGCAGATGCCGAAGATGGACGAAGCCGCAGACCTAGTGTACCATCGCGGTAGAGATCAAGCGCTTTCTTTAGTTTCTCAGCATCGTTGCCATATTTCTTGAGCTTTTCTCCGATACCAAAGTTTGAGTACATTGTAAGGAACTTACAACCTAACTTCACATGTGCTGAGCGCATGTCTCCAGTACGGAGGTTGTTTCTGTTATTCTGCTGCGCCATGACCATAGAAGTGCCAGCGGCGCTGTAGATGCCACGCTTTGGATTTACAATCCCACCACCTGTGCCACCAGAGGCCGGATCAACACCAGTACGCTCCTTGGCTATTGCCATGTGGAACTGATCAGGACCATCACTATAACCCAAGTCAGCGCCGGCTTTGATATGTTCAATCTCTTTCTCACGCGCCGGCAACACAACGCCAGGAAACACGTCTAGCATAGAACCAAGCTTAGATTCAGGATCAGCACGCCACACACCCAGCATCGCCATGTTACGATTGTTTGTACGCCAGTTGTTATTGTTCGATAATTCCTTCTGAATCATGTGAATCATCTCAGCAAAACCTGTACCAAGATAAGACTCATCATCGTAGGCTAATTTCATGTCCTGATATGGAAGCATGTTCTTAGGATAATTATTAAAAGCTATCCACAGAATCTTCTCAGAATTCTTATGGTATTTCGCCTGGAAAGAATACTCCTTGCCGCTGAGGTAGTATGTGAAGAACACTGTGTAAATATACCACCGTGCTGCACCAGTATCTACACCGGAGGAATCAATCGAAAACTGCTCATTGATCTCCCGTTCCATCTCTGTTTCTTGAACAGCGTCAGGATTACTGAGCAACTTCTCAATATCCGACGATTTGTAATAAGGACTCTTTGCTTGGAGATCCTGTACTGCCCACATATCAAGTGAATCAATATGCCCAAAGAGCTTCATATTCTCAAGTTTTGGCACCGAAGGATCAAAGATAAATCTGTTCAGCGGCAACAACTCAGGATGAGGCCCATCACGCTTAGTGATGACACGATCTTCTGAAACTACAGGTCCATCTTCTGCCGAGGTTCCGCCAGATTTATACTCACGCACTATCTGTGTCTCATACTCATAAGGCGTATAGATGATTCCTGTACCATACTTGATCGCACTGTGAAATGCGCTCTGTTCTACTCTGTACAAATCAAGTTCATCTGGCGCATAGGCCATGTCCATTAGGAAATTCTGAACAACCTGTTTCAGCTCTTCCCCATCTCTTTTCGGCAATCCTCCACTCATCGTCGCTGCCCAGAGTGGGTCATACATATAGATCCCACCCATAATGCGAGCAAGAAGTTCATCTGAGGCAGTGCCGATGATAGGAATTACTAAGTTCGCCGCACCCGGCCAAGGCCAGTCTGCTTCTTTATTCTTCGGGCGAGCCTTATACAACCGCACATATTCTGGCAACTTCTCGGTTCTGAAAGTCTGAAGTCTACGATCAAGATGCGCAATCTTGTCCTTGACAAAATCGCACAGCTCCCTGTAGTTATCTTCTCCGATAAGTTTCGGTGTTACTTCAGTAGGCGGTTGATATGGCATTAGTACATCTCCCTTACGCTGCCGCTGCTGACATACGTCTTACAAACTGTGCGTGTTGTTTGAGCATAAAATCATCAACACGTTCTTGCGAGACTTTGTCAAACTTCCAAATCTGTGGACCGTAGGAAAGAACGTCAAGCAAGTCAATCAGACCTTTCCGTTGGCCATATTGTTCTACTTCTTCCTTGAACTCTGTACAGTTATTCGTATCCAACCAAAGCTCATGCCGCTCTACGATTGGAATGAAATTCTCAATTCGCTCAGCCTTAGCGCCAGCGTTCTGCGAAGTCTTAAGCGGAAGAAACTGGATACCAACTAGTTCTGGATGCGAGTGCTTGTGCTCTTCGACAAAGTAGTTTAGATGATAGAGCAGATATTTCTGTGCTGCCACTGCTTCAACATAGACAGCACGGAGCTTCCACTTCACAGCAAGAAAAAAGATCTGCTTAACAAAATCATCTATAGGACAAGCCTTTGCCCATTGGTCGAGTAAGTAAACTCTACGTGGATCACGCTCTACACCAGTCACCGCAATAGCATGACGGCACCGACCGTCTTTGCCGGCTTCTTGGCCTAGATGTGAGCCACCATGATTCGGATCTACTGTCATGTACCGATCAAGATTACGAGGAAAAACATCTTTTACCACGTCGCCATCTGCTACGTGATGCCGAATGACAATGCGATACTGTTGAGGATGGGAAGTCTCAAAGTATCTACTGAGTGTCGGTGACTCCTTCGGCACTGCCAGTGCACCAGTAACCTTCTCAAAGTTAAAATAACGAAAATCCGCCATGTTAAACTTAGCCTTAGACGGATCAATTGGATAGTTGAGAAACTGGCAAGAAAAATGATATGAACCTAGACGCTTTTTCCAACGCAGTAACTTTTCACGCGTAAACGCTTCTGGAAAAATGGGAGTTCCGAAAGGATGCAGAGAACAGCATCCACCAAGAGCAGAATGTGTAGTCCAACTAAAATACGGCTCTTCCTTCCGAATGTGCGAATTAAGATCATCATGTGACCACCTGTTTCCAACAACTATCTCGTCAAAATCTCTTCCAGGATTATTCGGGTCTGAGTCAGTTGCTCCGACAAGAATCTGGTGGTAGTCGATTGTATCTGCCATGACGACTGCGCTTTTACGGGCTTCACGCCCAACAAGGTCATCTTCGACAACCACATTATAGTGTCGGCTCTGTAGCGCCGCTCCGACTCCGATAAGATCGAAAGTACCTTCGCCTTGTCCTCGACCACTCGCAGTACGACGCTGGTGCAAACTCTCATTTGTCCACGTTTCCTTTGAGGTAGGCATTATCTCAGGAAAGAGATGATTGAAGAATGAATTATTTTCATAGTGATTTGAGATTCTACTACCCAACTTAATCGCATTGGTAATAGTCTCACTGACTAACAGGATGCGTATATCCTGGCTGTGAGTTCTGTGCATCCACTCGATATAAAGATCAGTGTAACCAACATTTGTGAAGAAATCTTCTTCCCGTTTGCCAAAAGGTAATGCCCGCCAGATAGGAAAGCACTCACTGTAGACTGTAGATTTGAAATGATCGCGGGGAATCTCAATACCTTCTTTGAGGCCGTCTTTCATTACTGTAAGACACATCTGGTAATGTAAGTTTGAGGCTTTGTTAGGATTCTTGGAAAAGCGATTCTTGCCCATTACGACGGTGCTGAAGTAGTATAAGTCCATCAAAGAGTTAGCGCGATAAACCTGCTTCTTCTCCTCCGGCGTTTTGCATAAGTCTGTAGGAATGAGATTATAACCCAACACTGTAGAACGAGGTACGAAAGTATCCCCGGTCTCTCCTACTTCGAGAGCACGGAGCACATCTCGTACCTTCTGTTCTATCTCACGCTGGCTCAACTTATACTCCTATGGATGTTCTAGCTTACAACGCCGGCAGTAGTTTAGTTCCTAGTACGACGATCTTTTGGATGCTATACATCAGGAGCGTATCAAACGCAATCAACACAGCGACTCCCACAAGCAAGCAAGAAACAGCCTTGGCGAAAATCCCAAGTATCTCTATAACTTCGCTGGTTTCGCTCTGTCTGAAATTGATCATACTCTCCCCAATGCCTTGTTGACGGCAGCGGCAATCTTCTTCTCAGCCATGCCCGTAAGATGGAAGGGGGCCGACAGGACGGTAATGCCGAGGCTAGGATTGGCGTATTCCCACGCTACTTGGACCCCTTTGTATTCTGCCGTCCCATGATCCCCGGAGATGGCAAGTCCTGTCGCCGTCTTCACGTCAGACTCCAGCGCGGTGTATTGCGCCGGAGTCACGTTGGTCCATACTTGAGTCTTATTAGCCATTAGAGTTTCACAAAGCCCAGCGTTGGATTCTTCTCCACTTCGCCGTTCCATGCGCCCTTGAGTGCCTGCGGGTAGCTTTCGTAGAAGTGCCTGCGAATCTTGTAGGCCCCATCCCACTTGTGCTCCGGCTGCGCTGCGATGGTAGAACGTACAAGCAGTGCATCGTGAATCTGGTCGCCGGTCATTGTGTCCTGAGCACTCAAGTTGGCAAGAAGAAGAACCAAGCAGTTGGCTGCAATGGCTACGAAAACAGCGTAGGGGGCTGTCACAGGGATTATGTCCAGAATAGCCTGAATAGCAGTTGCTGCGGTTTCAATATCCCCCGTAGCCGAACCAGTCGTAAAGTTGGACGTGGCCGCTATCAATGCGGCAGCACCTGCTTTTAGGTCAGCCGCCAGTGTAGGATCATACGCCTGAGCAGCGTTGGCGATCTGAATAAGAGCGTTGCCAACATCCTGCCCATAGAGAGCAACTTGCTTGTTTGCGAGCTTGCACATAATGTGTACTCCTTAAATCGTGTTGGATCGTGCGTTACTTAATACAAGCCAAATCAGTTTGCAACTGCAAAAGGTCAAATCCACTAGGCGTCTTTGCGGCGTTGATCCAGCCGGCTCCTAGAATAGTATGCGCCTCGTCTACGTACTTTCTCCAGTAGGCCACAGTCATTTTAAGGACCCTGCCCCATGAGATGAAGGTGAAGCTGCTTCCATCATATCCGCAAACAAAGACGCAGTGACCTCCGTCTATGCCACCGTCATTAGTAACAACATCCCACAGATCAGGGATGTTGTTCATGATAAAGTTTGGCACATTCATCCCGATGTAGACGCCGCCGAAGTATGCTATAGACTGGCGAAGCTCAGTAAGATTGGCCACCTCAGGATCAACAAAAGCTAGAATGTGATGACCACCCAGGCCATGCTTGCGCCAATTATTGAGTACGTCCAGTTCGATTCCACCCTGATCTGTCGATGGATCAGAAGGATCGTAGCCGTCCCAGGACTCATAAGCCGACAGAATTACGGAGTCAGGAATCGTACAGTCCGTTTCCTCAAAGGCATTGTTTACCCACACCTGAATTGCATGACCGCACCCGGCAATCGTGCAGCAGCCTAGTGTGTCATTGAGCATCATGCCAAAGTTGGTAACGCCCTTCGTCCAGTTGACAGTGGGCGGGGGAGGGGGCAGTTCTGGCGTCAAATACTTCGCCAGCATCAGCGTCCGTGTATCCGTCTTGATAGCCTTCCGGCCTAGTTTGAAATCCATTATTCTTCCTTAGTCAATGTTGGTTATCATACATTCTGCCCAATACATCCACTCAAAGCACCGAGGACCGTAGACTGGACTGAACACGTCTCTCATAGAAGTTTACTCCATAAAATTCCATCTTCACAATCATCATAAAAGTCTGGTACATACTGAATAACTTTGAAACCATTTTTTGCAAGCAGCTTCTGCGATGCTTCATTCTCAGTTCTGGTATGTGCCTGCATCTCTAGGCAACCCTTCTCTTTTGCTATTTCAAGAGATTTTTGAAGCATCCTCTGACCAAGACCCAATCTCCTAGCTTCTGGTATAACTGCTACAGAGTACAAATAACTAATTCCAGCAGCATATCGAACAACTGCTATACCACGTGGATTAGCTTTATCATCATCTTGCCAAGCATACACAATAATCGGAAACGTGTTTGATACTTTAAGCCATTCCTCAAAACTCATCGCATCTGATTCAAAACAAATTTTATCTAAGTCTGCCAGTTGTTTAGCTGGTCCCCTCTGCTCTATAAAACCATAGAAAATCTGATCTATGTGCATACCTTTCACTGGTAGGCTACTCACTCCAAATGATCTGCTCATGCTAATTCACCGTCCCATCTGTAGGCAGTGATTCTAGTAACGCCGCATCGAGCTCAAGTTGCGCCAATGCTGCTTCTTGATCGACGGCGCTGAGAGTGTGCGAGTTTGAGAACTCCTTATTCGCCAGTACTGCGGCAAAAGTATGTTCTCCATGTGTCGGCGGCGCTGCGCTACGAATAGCATTGATGATGCTACGCGATGCTTCGTCTGCCTTCTCGAAATCAAACATATCAACAGGCTTAATCTCGGTCTTAGATATTTTGGCGAACTGACCCTCGCGATCAAGGATGTCTTGAGCCAAGGCAACTTTGTGCTTGCGCTCTGCTAGAGTGGTTCCTTGCGACTGAATTTCGTTCGCCAAAACTTGTAACGCCGCGGGAAGCATCTGAGTGAGCATCTCGCGGCGCTGAGACTTAATCATGTCCAAGTTAGAATCCATATCTACAATAATGCCGTGGGTGATTTTAATACGAGCATTGAGGTAGTCTGGAGATTTCTTGATGTAACGTAAGCGAGGCACTGAGATACAGAGCATCGAAGCTATGGCACCTTCGCCAAAGCCCGCAGCCTCCAAGCGTACAATCTTTTCCAGACGCTGTAGCTTTTTAAAAGCGTTTTTCAGCGCTGGCTTGGAGCCAAGTCGCCCGCTCTTTGGATTGAGTGAGCCGCCATAGTGAAGGTGTCCGAAATTTGCTGAGTTTGCCATTAAAGATCTTCCCTTTGTGGTCCTGTACGCGGTGATGTGAGATTGTATCGTTCAAAATGAGCATATAAAGCACGTCTCAAAGGACTAGGATCACCCTGCCCTGCCTCGCGCAGCCGAGGCTCACACTCGCAGTCTTCAATCTCAGACTTCTTATGCGTACATGTGTTCATGCTTTAAGTCTAACACGCCTATGGCGGCGCCGTCAAGTGTATGCAGGGTATTTCACAGCCAAAAAATGC